TGATCCATTCATAAACAGAGGTCAGGATATGGTCGCAGGATGGACCATGCTCATATCTTTGAATATCTTTGATGCTGAGAATTGGTGTGATATTCCATACGATGATTATGACTTTGAGAATGGCACTCCAACACCAACAGATAACTGTGGTGACTTGACTACTACATATAACGTATATGTAGATGGAATATTACAGGATACATTCACTCAGAATACAACAGAAAATAACACTATAAATATCAATCTATAATGGCAATAACTGATATAAACATAACGACAAGTACTCCAAATCTTCAAGAGGTAACGGATATTGGTAATGATACCACTAATAATATTAGATTAAGTGATTCGGCTATTGTACTTGACAATCTTGCAGCATTAAAAAAAGGCTTCATTGATAATGGTCAAGGAGGAGGTATTGCGAGAGAATGTGCAGTAGGTTATCAGGATGAGTGGGAGGCAGGTATACAGTATTACATCAATCAAGCAGGTAGGATAGTCTACGCTAATAGTATCAATGGTAGCAATCCTGATGCTACTTATGATGTTGATAAGGGATATATAGTAGGAAGCTATTATAAGAATCTCAATAACAATAGATCATACAAATGTATAGATAATACTGCTGGTGCTGCTCAATGGATACAGGTTACAGATCAATTTCAATCTGATTGGAATCAAAACGATAATGCTGCTTCTGATTATATCAAGAATAAGCCTACAATACCAACAGTAACTACATACGGATTATTCGCTCAGACTGCTAACAGTCCAACGCTAACAGCATCAACGGCAGAAGCTACTTTGATAGATGGCGGTGTAGGTACTTTATCTGTTCCTGCAAATGGCTTCACAGTAGGTGATTCATTTCAGGTCAGTATGGGTGGAGTTATGTCTGCTAAGAATAACGATACTATTACTATTAGATTAAAAACAGGTTCTGTTGTATTGGCTTCTTCAGGAGCATTGACTTTGCCTGTAATCAATAATCAAGTATGGTATCTTACAGCTCAGTTTACTATCAGAGCTATTGGAGCAGCAGGTGTGGCATCTATTGTAAGCGTGGCTCAGTTTCACATCTTAAAAGCGGCCTCAGGTACTCAAGAAGGCTTTGCTTGGAATGTTATCAATAATACTACATTCGATACTACTATATCAAATACTCTTAATATCACAGGGCAATTCAGTTCGAATAGTGCATTGAATAGTATATACTCAGATATCTTTATCTTGAATAAAATATACTGAGAACATCAGAACATAATATAGTATGGATGCTGTAATAATGACAACTGCACTAAAAAAGCATGGTATCTCTGTATTGCTTTGTATGTGCATATTTTGGTTGAATAACCGATTAATGAATGCTGAGGAAAAAATTGAACGAGTAGAAGCACAGCTATATGAATGTCTTAAAGAGAGTGCGTACAAGAGTACGAATTCGCAGAGAGAAGAAAAAAGAAATGAAACTTTTCAGGCATCTTATGCCATCATCACAAAAGAAACAATCTATGAGCTTAAAAGAAAGATGGCAGTCTAAGACTCCTACATTCTGGAAGAAAGTCCAAAGAATAGGAATTGCAGCAGGAGTTATAGGTGGAGCTATCATAGCAGCACCCATTGCACTACCTGCTACACTAATCACAGTAGGAGGATATCTCGTTGCTGTTGGATCAGTAACGGCAGGTCTTAGTCAACTGACAAAAGAGTGATGTATTACGATTGGCTGAAAGATGAGCGATCTCCAAAGATACTTGTAGAGGCTATAAAGCATCTCGGAGTAAAGGAGATTGTAGGATCATCTCATAATCCTGAGATTATACGATGGGCAAGAGAGCTTAACATCTCTTGGTATACGAATGATGAGATTCCATGGTGTGGTCTATTCATAGCATATTGTGCTAAGATGGCAGGAGTAGAAGTAGTAGATGCTCCGCTTAGAGCATTATCATGGTCAACGTATGGAACGGCAGTAAGTGAGCCAATGCTTGGGGATATCTTGACATTCAGAAGAGATGGAGGCGGTCATGTAGGATTGTATGTAGGTGAGGATGCAATGTACTACCATGTACTCGGAGGTAATCAAGGAAACTCTGTAAGCGTTACAAGGATAGCTAAGTCAAGATTACATAAAGCAAGGCGTACAGCGTGGAGAGTTAAGCAGCCATCTAATGTCAGGAAGATATTTCTTGAGGCACATGGAACAATTACTACCAATGAAGCATAAATAGTATTATATTTGCAGCGTTTGTTGCTTTTTTCATAGCGTTTTAGCTCCTCAGAAATTGGGGGGCTTTTTTATTTTATTAAAAAAATGTTGAAATAAATTTGCATATATGTAAATTACATCTATCTTTGTAAGGTCAATAAGGCACAAAACAAAAAAAAACCAACATTATGAACCCGTACAAGTTTCAATTTTTAGACAAGAAAGGAAATGTTATTGATGAACAGATAACATTGTGTACATCAAAACAAGATGCCATTAAAATGGCAAAGAAATATCTTGCAGAATGTATGCAAAACGATGTCGTAAAAGTCAAAAATTTTAGAGCATATTAAAAACCAAAACGAAAAACAAACGACATGAAAAAATTCTTAAAATTCGCTTTAGCAGTTTATTTACTTAGTGTATTAATTGGAATAGTAGAATCAATATGAAACAGTTGCAAACACTCAAAAGCATGGAATATCTTAGAGATAATCTATGGAAAAAGCTATCAAATGAGAATGATGAGCTTGTAAGATTATCAGCATTGAATGATGTTGATGATTGTATCTACGTCTGCAAGGACAAAATATCTCAGCTCATGAAGAGCTATGCAGTAGTAACTCAAGAAATCTCAAGAATATGCCTGGACTGTGTGAATGGTGCGAGGGTGGAGGATCGGTTATGATTGGTCCACATTGTGATCTACCTGCATCGATGTGCTGTGGTGGATGCTATACTGAAGTTAAATGTGAAAAATGTAAAGGAACAGGTTATGAAAAAGAAGAAACAAGAGAAGAAACAGATGGAGAATAACTACACTCCATTTCATTTGCCGATTCGCCACATGATGAACTGGTGGAGAAAGAATGGCAATGGATCGTTTAATGTTGAATTGTACTTACAGATTTGCAGGTCTAAAGAGATGATGTCATGAGAGTATTATTTATCATTTCAGTTATAGCTATATTCTTGTGCATAGGAATCGCTTACTGGTATTTTCTTTGGAATGTATCAGGATGGATAGGAGTAAGTATCAACCTTGCTGTGATCGCAGCAGTAGCAATTTATATTCGTTATGCAGATGTGGAAGATCACCTATAAGTTCAAAGGTCACTCAGGGTGGCAACTTGGCTATAAGATAGTCAAGGCATATGACAGAAGCCATGCGATACGATGCGCTGATGTATGGGAGCAGTTAATTAAAAAAGTAGAGAAGTTGTGAAAAAGCAAAAGTTAATCGAGTTAGTAGAAAAGTATGATCTCACAAGCAGATCAAGAAAGAGAGAAATATTGTATAAGCGACATTTCATCATGGCTGAATTGTACGAGGAGATTCCATCGCTCAGTCAAGTAGGAGATATTGTTGAAAGAGATCACGCAACAGTACTTCATGGAATCAGAGAACATAAGAAATGGATGGAGGTAAAAGATGCTGAATATCTTAAAGCTATTGATGACTTATATCGTGAGATTTATAACGTAGATGTGAATGATCTTGCTGATCAAAATATCCACGTTCGAACAAATTCGATTCATGGCAGCTTAGTAGATATATCAATTCGCTTTGTTTCGCTTGATGTGAACGTATTTCGTGGCATAAGTGGTATAATCACTAAGGAGGAGTTCAAAAAGTTGCTGTAATCGAAGATATGAAGATATTAAATTTATATTCTTGTTTAGGAGGCAATCGATACAAATGGGATGAGGTTGCTGAAGAAGCAGGTATACAAATAGAAGTAACTGCCGTGGAATTGGATGAAGAACTTGCAAGATTATACCAGGAAAGATTTCCAAATGATAACGTAATAGTTACGGATGCTCACCAATTCTTACTTGATCATTATAAAGATTTCGATTTTATATGGAGTAGCCCACCTTGTCCAAGCCATAGCCGTGCAAGATTTTGGGGACACGGTAGAAATGGGAAAAGTCCTATTTTTCCTGATTTATCTTTATATGAAGAAATTATTTTTTTAAAGCATCATTTTGACGGAAAATATGTGGTTGAGAATGTAATACCATACTATGAGCCATTAATAAATGGTATTGAAATAGATAGGCATTTATATTGGACTAATTTTATAATTAATACTAATATTGAAACAAGAAAAGCTGGAGTATGTCAAGGAAATGATGAGGTTAATAGGCTTTCTGAATTTCACGATTATGATTTTAGAAAGTATAAAGGTTCTCAACCACTTGCTAAAATTGCTCGTAACCTCGTAGATTATGAAATAGGTAAAACAATACTTGAAACCGCATTAGGAATAATTAAAAAACAAGACGAAAAACAAATATCAATTTTTGATTACTTATAAAATGCCTAAGTACGAAATGAAAGATAAAATCAGACGAATGAGCATCATTGTATATATGTTGCAAAAGAAGGATTACAACATCCATCAGATACAGGAAAAGATAAATTATATCATGCAATATGAATGGAGCAGATCAATCATTGAGAAGGATATCAGAGAGCTTCGAGCTGAATTTGAATGTCCGATCCAGAGAATAGGTCATAAGCTATGCATTAAGCAGCCTTATTCATTCGTTAATCAGATTCAAAACTGGGTGGAATTCTATTTGTAACAGGTGTAACATTGTTACAGTGTTACAGTAACATTCTAATAAATTAAAAAATTCAACTCCAAAAAAAAAATAAAAAAAAAAATTAGTGTAACATTGTAACATTTGCTCTGAAACGCTGATAAACACAAGGATTTTAGTGTAACATTTAGTGTAACATTTAGTGTAACAATGTTACAGTTGATAAGGGAAAAAGTGTAACATTTGAATATTTAATAATATAATATCTATCTATCTATCTATCTATATATATATAGTATTATGTTAAATAGAAAATAAAACTGGTACATTAATTTTTTTTAGTAATATTGCAAACATGAATACTGCGACAATTCATATCAAAAACATTATTGCCCTTTCAATGAAAGACGAGGTCGCAGCTCGTACGGATTTGGGAGGGCATTCTTTTTATCATGACTAAAGCATATCTAAGAAAATTAGCGTCTGAAGGATTAAGCATCATTCCTGTCAATGAGAATAAGATTCCTATTGGCAAATGGAAGGATAGACAAACAAAACCATATACTCCTGATGAGATTGAAGCTATCAATGCTCCTATCTGGGGAATGGTAACAGGCATCAACGATATTGAATGTATTGATGTTGATCTCAAAGTAATTGTTGGACTTGCAGAGCAGAAAGCATGGTGGGATGAGTACCTGTCATTCCTTGAGGATAATATCGAAGGATTTAGGGATAAGGTAGTGATAGCTCGTACAATGAATGCAGGATATCACATCATCTACAAATGTAAAGAGCCAAGAGGATCAGTAAAGATTGCAAAGCTTAAAGACAAATCAGAGGCAATCATAGAGAGCAGAGGTAAAGGAGGATACGTTGTGCTATATGATAAGATGATAACAAATAGAAACTATCATCAGATTGATTACATTACTGAAACTGAAAGAGAGATCATTTGGTCCATATCTCGCACATACAACTATGTTTCAGAGCCTTTGATAGATGAGCCTAAGAAAAGCGAATACAAGCCACAGAAAGATACTGAGATATCACCTTGGGAGGATTTCAACTCAAGAAATTCTGCTATGGATTTAATATTCGATGAGTTTACCATAGTTCGAAATACTGCGTCAAGTTATATCATAAGAAGAAATGGAGCAACATCTCCACATTCTGGATATATCTACAAGGATTCAGGATGTATGTATCTGTTCAGTACAGGTACTACATATCCTCATGAGAAGCTATTGACTCCATTTGCTATATACTCTTACAAATATCACAATGGAGACTTCACTAAGGCAGCATCAGAGCTGTACTCCGAAGGATATGGCTCTCGTAAGATGCCTAAGATTGAAGCAGCAGAGCCAATACCAAAGGAGAAGATAGATAGAATCAAATTTCCCATTGAGATATTTCCGAATGAGATACAGCAATATATAATTCAATCATCTGAGACATTAGGATTGTCGATTGATTACATGGGATGCTCATTCTTGTGGGTGATATCTTTAATCATTGGAAATACTATACGCATTGAAGTTAAGCCAGGATGGCAAGAGATATGTACTCTATGGATTGCAATAGTAGGTAAGCCTGGCATTGGTAAGACTCCATCTGTGAATCAGATGATATTTCCACTCAGAGAAGCTAACATCAGAGAGCAGAAAGATTATCAGAAACAATACGCTAAATGGAGAGAGTACGAAGCTCTTGATAAGAAAGAAAAGGAACATAATGAGAAGATTGAGAAGCCTGACAACAAGCAGTTCATAGTAAATGACATCACTCTCGAAGCTCTCATTGATCTACATGAACAAAATCCTAATGCTGTTGGAGTATTCAAGGATGAGTTAGCAGGATGGTTCAAGGATATGAACAAATATCGACAAGGTTCTGATCTTGAGTTTTGGCTGTCATCGTGGTCAGGCACAAGCATTTCATTGAATAGAAAAACAAGCAAGAATGCTTTTGTTGATAAGCCATTCATCCCTGTGATAGGAGGAATTCAGCCTGGAGTATTTGAGGAATTCACAACAGGAAACAATAAAGATAACGGATTCGTTGATAGGATTCTTATCTCTTATCCTGATCTTGAAGTGAACTACTACAACAATAACCACATGAATCCTGATTTGATTGAATGGTATAGAGCATTCATAGATGGAATTAGGAATCTGTTTCAAAACAAATTCTTGAGATTCAATGATAAGGGAGAGATTGAAAATATGGTAGCTCAGTTTGATAATCAAGCATCAAAGGAATGGATGAGGATTCATGATAAACTTACAGACATTCAAAATTCAGATGAGGAGAATGAGTACATGAAATCTATGCTCCCAAAGCAAAAGAGTTATATTCCGAGATTCTCAATGATATTGCAGGTAGTAAGATCAGCAATCAATGATGATACTAATATGCTGGTTATTCAAAAGCAAAGCATTCTCGATGCTGAGATACTGTCAGATTATTTCATTAATATGAGTAAACTTGTAAAGGTAGATATGAAGGAAAAGAATAAGTTAAGACAGATATCGTCTATGAATTCATCCATGTCACCTAAGGAACAAGTAAAAGCAATGTATCGAAATGATCCAGACTTCAATAGGTCACACGTTGCAGAAATACTTGAGGTGTCAAGAATAACTATACATAGATGGGTAAAAGAATTTGAAAACAAATAACATGAAAACAGCAGTACAATGGCTTTTTGAAGCCTATCGAAAAGAAGAGATAGTGAAGGATCATATCTTAGAATTGTTTAAGAAAGCAGAGGAAATGGAGAAAGAGAAGATGATACAATTTGCAAATGATTGGTATGAAGATTATTGCGAAGGATCAGGATATTTTAAATATCCAAAAGATTATTACAACCAAACCTTTAAATCAGAAGAATGAAAACAGAAAACAAGAAACGAATACAGCTCCTTGAGTGGGAATATCTCAAAGAAAGACATCCATTAGTTCCTGATCATGCTTTAGCTAAGACTGCATGGAGCGATAAGACAGCAAATGGACTTACAAAGATGATCGTATCATTTATTCAGATGTCAGGATATCAAGCAGAGAGAATCAACACTATGGGTACTTATCGAGCTGCAAAGAGATATACCAATATGGATGGAGTTACCAGAACTATCGGTAAGGGAACGTGGACCAAGTCAGGTAGCACTCCAGGCTCAGCAGATATCTCAGCTACCATTAAAGGGAGATCAGTTAAGATAGAGGTCAAGATAAATGACAAGCAATCCGATGCTCAGAAAGCATATCAACAGGCTATTGAAAACGCAGGAGGAATCTATATAATCGCAAAGAATTTTGATGAATTCATTGAATGGTTTGACTTTTATATGCAAAATTAATTTATATTTGTACAAATTAAAAACGCAAACAAATGGCAACAACTAAGAAAACAGAGGAGCAATCCTCACCTGTACCAATGTACAGAAAGCTGTGGAATGCAAAACAGCAAATCGGCAAGGTTCACAAGAATGCGAAATCGCATCACTCAAAATACGCTGATTTGAACGCAGTTCTCGATGCTTGTGAACAAATACTACTTGACAACGGATTAATGATCTTACAGCCGATAAAAGAGGACTCTGTGGTCACTCAGATCATTGATGTAGATTCAGGAGAGTTAATCGAATCATTTATGAGGCTTCCTGCACTTACTAATCCACAGCAGATGGGATCAGCGATTTCCTACTATCGCAGGTACTCATTGGTAAGTCTGCTTACATTAGCTGCAACGGATGATGATGGAGCTGAAGCATCTAAGACAATGATAGTCGAAAAGCCAAAGCCACAGATATCAGCAGATGGTTTTAAGAATGCTTTACAAGCCATCAAAGATGGTACATATACTGCTGATCAGCTTAGAGCTATCTATTCATTCACTCCAGAACAAGAAGCACAGTTATGAAATGGCATCCATCATCCATCGGTAAACTAATGACAAATGCTCGAAGCAAGTCAGAAGTACTTTCAGAGACAGCAAAGAGCTATATTAGATCACTCGCTAAACAGAATTTCTATGGTTATGATATCGAGCTTGACAACAAGTATATCAAGAAAGGTATACTTCAAGAGAATGACTCAATAGCTCTTGTTAATGCTGTGAGATTCACGAACTACAAAAAGAATACTACAAGAATTGAAACTAATCTAATGACAGGAGAATGCGATATATTACTTGATGATCTGATCATAGATATCAAAACATCATGGTCATTGGAGACATTTCCTGCTACATCTGAAGAGGCAGAGGATTCTATGTATCAATGGCAAGGCAGGGCATATATGCACCTGTATGAACATGATTCATTTGAAGTCATACATTGCATGGTATCTACTGATCCAACAGGAGAACATGGATTACTTACACCATGGGATAACTTATCCATTCACAGAGTAGATCATATTGATCCTGCAAAGCGAATCACAGTAAACAGATACGAACGAGACTTTGATCTTGAGACTGATATGCTTGAAAGATTGAAGGTAGCAACAGAGTATTACTATCAGTATTATTCACAACTAACAAACAAGTAAGATGAAAGATACAATAGTAGAATCAGTTGTTAAGCAGTACAAGGATCGCTCAGATGTTGGAATAGCTAAATACGGAGTGACTTTGAATAGAGAAGATTTAACTACCTTACAATGGCTCAATCATCTGCAACAGGAGCTGATGGATGCTACTCTGTATATTGAAAGATTAAAACAAGAATTATGAAACAGACAGCAGTTGAATGGTTGGTTGAATATTTGACATTACATCGTATAGAATTAAATAATAATGCTATACAGAATGTAATCAACGTAGCCAAAGAAATGGAGAAACAACAAATTATTGATGCTCATAAGATAGCAACTCTCGAAGCAGGATTCGAGATGTCAGCAGAGGATTGGGCTAATGAATATTACACAAGAAACTATGAAAAGACAAGCGGAACTATATGACAAGCACAATAACTTCTATTACTGGGAGATTTCCTTTTTAACTTTCAATGACTTACCTTTGACAAATGAACAATATCATGAGGTGGCTAAAGCACTTGAGGACAAAATGGAGGAGATTAGACTTAGGAGGAGTATTATGGGTAGTAATAATTAATCAAATATACAATGGAACAAAAACCAAACAGCGGGGCGATCTTTAAGAATGATCGTAAGACAGCAGACAATCAACCTGATTACAGAGGTAAGATCAATGTTGATGGTAAGAACTGGGAGATATCCCTATGGGTTAAGGAAGGATCACAAGCAGGAAAGTACTTTAGTGCAGCCATCAAAGAGCCTTATGTTAAGCCTGAAGAGATTCAATCTACAACAGCTAAAATTCAATCATTAGATGAGCTTAAAGACGATCTACCATTCTGAGTTAAGCGATAAGTTGAGGGCTTCTCTACAAGGGAGGCTCTCAGCTCGTTATAAGATGAGACATCTTAGCGAGGACTCAGGACTACCATACCATCAGCTCAATAGATTTCTAAAAGGCAATAAGGTATCAGAGCAATTTATCAATCAAGCGTGGACATATTGCAAGAATGTTTTGGAAGGATGAAGCATATCAAATCGCAAAGAAAATCACTTCCAACTCTCCACTATACAGAGACCTCGTCAGCCATGTATATCTCTTATTACATGACAAGTCAATATCTTCCGAAGATTTGCCAAGAGTATTCGCTAAGTACTGCTACAACCAATGGACATGGGGACATTCCGAATGGAATAAGCAGTTACAATCATCCAAGCACATCATATCATTGGACTACGACATACCCTTGCAAGGTGACGATGACAATGATAGAGACGGAGAATACAAACAATACCTAAACGAATACATGGATAAAGATGTCAAAGATGATAAAGAGCTATTCATTAGAGAAGTAACTCGAATGCATATCTACGGCATGACTTACAGAGAGATCAGAGATCAGACAGGACTATCATTATCAATTATTCACTCAGCAATAAAACAATTTAAATATGACTTGTTTAGCAATTATTCTAATGGGCATTTCTATCTCCAGAATAGTCCAGACTTTTAATCTACCTGACATCAAGCCGTTGAACTGTCAGAGCTGTCTATCATTTTGGTCAACAGCATTACTATTCGCCTGGATGGATTATCATCTGATAGGACTTGCTTTTATATCTTACTTACTATCTGACATCTTATTGATATGGGAGAGCAAGAGATAAAACAAGAAGAACGTATCATGACTGATACTGACAGATACTATGCCATGATAGGAGCATTACTACTCGCTGAACTACACAGCAGCAGACTACTCAGAAGGAAAATATCAGGCACAAACCTTGAAAAAAAACTAAAAAACATATTAAAGAAATGATATCAGAAGGATTAGAAATACAAGCCATGCGATTTCAGAAGAGCAGATCGTTTGCTCTGAATGAGAATCTGAAAGAAGATTTAGCAATATGGTATCGCATTCAGAAAGGTGTTGAGCTGAATAAAAAATGCGGTACTTGTATTCGAAATGCTATGAATGATCTTCTCAGATATATGCAAGAAGAAAGAAATAGAGAGGTGAAACCTGCTAAGATTCAGTTCATAGGAGTTAAGCAATATAACTACCAAGAGATGAAATACAATGATCTTAAGGCATTGGCTCAAGAGAGAGGACTTGACATGGGACAAGCACCTAAGAAAGTAGATCTTATAAAAGCTCTCGAATCATGATTGTAGCTCCCATTCCTGTATATGGTCGTAGACCATTATTGAAGCATACTATCACAAGGCTTCAGAATGCAGGTGTTACTGTCATCTGTATGGGGCATGATAAAGGAGATGAGCAGATAGCAAAATCACTTGGTGTGGAATGGGTAACAATATCCAACGATCCATTAGGTACTAAATGGAATGCAGGATTCATGGCAGCAAAGAAATACAATCCTGATGGAGTGCTATTCGTTGGGTCATCCGATTGGGTGTCTGATAACTACATCCAAGAGGCAGAGAATATGCTATCACAATACGATATGGTAGGAAAGCTCGGATGTCACTTCACAGATATAGGAAAGACCAACATCAGAACTGTCAATTGGTTCGGATACGGCAAAGGACAACGATCATACGAGCCAATAGGTATTGGAAGAGTATTGTCATCAAGAGCATTAAATAAGATGAATTGGCAGCCATTTGACAAGAGACTCAACTCAGGACTCGATTGGTCCATGTGGCTCAAGTTATTAGCTATGGATGCACAGATAGGAATCTTTGATGATCCTGAACTAAAGCTACTGAGCATCTCAACTCATGTATGGGATAACAAGCATAAGTTTGCAGATCATTGGTCAGGATCATTGAGAGGTCAATCAGAGAAACTCGGAAACAAAGCAGAGGATGATTTCTTCAAGTCATTCCCCGAAATATATACTTTACAACAAGAGATATGCGAAGGATAACAGATAAACCAAATACCAACAGCGTTTACTTTTGGGATAACTACTACGATTGTGTGGGCATAGAATATGACAGGCTCATAATCTATGAACAACTCGCAGACATACTCAAGCACATTGAATTCAAAACTATCCTTGAGATCGGATGTGGCACAGGTGTAGGAGCTGAGTATCTCAAGATGAAATTCGATTGCGAGTACACAGCTTCAGACTTCTCTATCATAGCTCTGAACAAAGCAGTATCTAAGGCAGATCATATCAAACTTCTCGACATTCGTACAGATGATCCAACAGATGACTATGATGTGATCATCATCGCTGAGACATTAGAGCATTTGGAGAATCCATTCGATGTGATTGACAGATGCTTAAAGCATTGTAAATACCTTGTGCTGTCTATGCCATTAGATGAGCCAGAGGATTGCGATCCTGAGCATATATGGTGTAACATAAGACCTGAGGACTTCATACAGTATGACATCCAAAGGATACAAACAAATGAGTATTATTTTCAAATTATTCTATCATGAAAGAATGTCCAAGATGTCTCTTTACAGAGGACATAGCTAAGATATCAGAGAAGCAATGTGAATACTGCGATCTACATGATGAGCTACAAGCTAAAGCAGTACCATTCGATCTTAACTCTGTGCTGCATAAGATTCGCAAAGCAGGTACTCATAGCAAGTATGACTGCATCATGGGGATCAGTGGAGGTCTTGACAGCTCAACACTACTCTATACTGCTGTGAGATATTGGGGATTGAAGCCATTAGTCATCCATTTCGATAACAACTGGAATGCTCCAGAAGCTGTTCACAATATGAATGGACTTATCAATACTCTTGGAGTAGATGCGATCATATATCGAGTGAACAAGCAGGAGTATGATAAGCTCAATGAATCATTCCTGTACGCAGGAGTTCCTGATGCCGATATCCCGAATGACATCGCTATGACCAAACTCATGTACGATACTGCTCATCAGTATGGCATCAAATATATTCTCAATGGTCATGACTTCCGTACTGAAGGATCAACTCCAAAAGGATGGACTTATATGGATGCTAAATACATTCAATCGGTCTATAAAGATTACACAGGCAAAGAGCTGAAGAACTATCCTCTATTCACATTCTGGGATCAGATATACTACGCTTTCAAAGGCATCAAGAACATCAGACCATTCCATTACGGATTCGACAGAGAGACTATGGAGCAAGAGATGAAGAAGCTCATCAAGTGGCAAGATTATGGGGGTAAGCATTGTGAGAATGTCTATACAGAATTCGTTGGCTCATGGCTATTACCTACTAAGTTTGGCATCGACAAACGTATCGTTTATCTATCTGCTCAAGTGAGATCAGGAAAGCTGACCAAGAAACAAGCAAGAAAGATATTCGATGTCAAGTCAGAATTCGATCTATCTAAACTCGGAGATATAGAAAACAAGACTATGTCTCTTGTCAATATCAGAAAGAATGACAGATCAAAATACGCTAAGTATTCATTCAAGAGATACAGAGCTCTGATATGGATACTTGCCAAGATGAATGTAGTACCTTATACTTTTTACGTTAAATATTGTAAGTGATGCCAATACCTAAACCAAGATCGGGAGAAAACGAAAACGAATTCATACAACGATGTATGGGTGATGAGAAGATGAAAGACGAATATCCATCGACACAACGCTATCCTGTATGCAAGGCATCGTGGGAACGTGCCAAGCAAGAGTTCCAAGATTCATATAATGACTATCCTGATGCGGTAGTTAACAATGCCAAGCGAGGGATAGAACTAAACGACAAGCAAGGCAACAAATGCGCTACTCAAGTAGGAAAGGTCAGAGCGCAGCAACTTGCCAACAGAGAGAAGATTTCAATAGAAACGATTAAACGGATGTACAACTACCTGTCAAGAGCTGAAGTGTATTACGACAATGGTACTCCAGAAGATTGCGGATACATCTCATATTTACTATGGGGAGGTAAAGCTGCCAAAGAATGGGCTAAGTCGAAGATCAATGATTTCATCAATGGCTAAGATATCTTTTGACTATGACGGAACTATCTCTACTGCCAAAGGAACTGAATTGGCACAAAGATACGTTGAGAAAGGTGATCAGGTATACATCGTCTCTGCAAGGTCACGCAGATCAGGAATGCTCGACAAAGCAGAACAAGTCGGAATCCTACTGAGCAGAGTATATGCCACAGGATCAAACAAAGCCAAAGTCGAAAAAATAAAACAACTGAACATAGATAAACACTACGATAATAATCCTGAGGTGATAAAAGAATTAGGTAATGTAGGTGTATTATTTAAATAATAATAATAATAATAATAATAATATATATACTATAAGAACTAAAAAATTAGTTATGGCAAATCAATACAAACAAATTGACATCGAACAACTTAGAAAGTTAGCTTGGAAATATATTGATGAATGTGAATCAGCTACCAAAGAAATAGCTACTAACTCGGGAGTTAAAGAAGTCAAAGAAAGAATGATCCCCGATGTTAGGCACTTCCTTAGAATATGGATGAGAAAACAAGATTTTGAATTCTATCAGAAGAGTCAGTTTTATAATGCGCTGAATGATGAGAGTCATCCATTATCGGACACAATTAAAAAGATAAAGGAAGACTTTGAATCACTTGCAATCCATATCGTTGCTAATGAGGGTAAAGGAATATTCTACGGAAAGAACTTTTTGGGTATGCATGATCGCCAACAACTTGAAACTCGAAACGTAGAAAAGTTTGATTTCGAAGAATAATTATTATATTTACATCGGTTTTTTTGGTTATAGTAGACAAGTAGAGATCGGAGGGATTATGTTCTTCCGATTTCTTTTTTTATATTTGTCTCGGTTTAAAAGTCATAGTTTGATTTCTCTTAGGTATCCGATGGCAGAGCGCACTCTGCTATTTTTTAAACATGGCAACAATCAAAGGATATAAACCACATGACAATCAGAGAGCGATCCATCAAGCCATAAATCAAGGCTCTCAAAAGTATTATGCTTTAAATATCGGCAGACAATTTGGCAAGACATTGCTCGGGATCAACCAACTTCTGTATTGGGCGATCAATGATCCAGGTTGTAAGATAGCATGGGTGACTCCTGTTTACAAGCAAGGAAAGAAAGTATTCGCAGACCTTGAAAGGGCTGTGACAAATAGTGGACTATTTCAATTCAACAAGTCTGATCTTATCGTGAGTGGCTTTGGATCAACGATTGAATTCTTCTCGGGTGAGAGACCAGATAACATCAGAGGGAATACATTCCACTACATGATCGTGGATGAGATGGCATTTACAAGACCTGAGCTTTGGGATGAGGTGTTGAGTGCAACAGTCTTGGTTAAAGGAAAGAAGGTACTATTCATATCAACTCCAAAAGGCAGGAATCACTTTCACAGAATCTGTATGCAGCCTAACTATGATGACAGGTATGCGTACTTCCATTTCACATCGTACGACAATCCTATGATCAATCCAAAGGAATTGGACGAAAGAAAGAGATCGCTTCCAGATCACATCTTTAGACAGGAGTACATGGCAGAGTTTATTGATAATGCTTCAGGACTATTCAAAGATATCAGATCATGCACAGGAACATGGGCTACACAAGGCAAAAACTTTGCAGGTCTTGACATCGGTAGGGCAGATGACTATACAGTACTGACTATATTAAACGAAGCAGGTCAGATGGTCTATGTTGGCAGATGGAGACATGACGAATGGAACAAGATTATTGACAAGGTAGAGGCACAGATACGCAAGTACAATGCTGTAACATTGATAGAGGTCAACAATCAAGGCGATATCTTTCATGAGATGCTATCCACAAGGATGAGGAATCTGATATATCCATTCACTACAACATCCAAGACAAAGCCTGTCATCATTGAGGACTTGGCATTGGCATTTGAACAGAAGGAGATCAAGATTCTTGATGAAGGATGGCTCATTGATGAGCTTGAGAATTTTACATATATTTACAATCCCAATACGAGATCAGTTCAATACTCTGCTCCAATAGGACTGCATGACGATGGGGTGATCTCATTGGCTCTTGCATGGCATTGCAGGAAGCATTACAGCAAACGTGGACAATACAAGATATTAAGAGCATGAAAAAGATTGAAGCAAGATATCCTACAACGATACAGGAATGCACCCCAGATCAGTTGACTAAGTGGCTGATGTTAGCTCCTGTGATTCAAGAGAACAATAAAGAGCTGAGTAATATGCTTGATTTCCATTGTCAGCTTATCAGCATATTCACAGGACTAAGCATGAGTCAAGTTAGAAAGGCTCACATTGATGACATCCTTGACTTGGCTAAGAAGCTGCTTGAAATGTTAGCTAACTTCAAGACAACAGAGCCAAGTGGCATAGTGACCATTGAAGGCAAGAGATATGTATTCGAGAAAAACTTCGAGTACATTAGCACAGGACAGATCATTGACTTGAAGCTGATTGAGGACTTAGCTCAGTCACCTGCTGAGGCATTGGCTATCTGTTACATTGAAGAAGGAATGGAATATTGCCAAGAGGATGCAAGAGGAAAGGTACTGAATCCTAACAAGAAAAGGGAAGAGATATTCAAGCGATCCTTTCCGGGCGATGAGTTCCTGAATTTCTTCAGTTTTTTTTTGTCCGAATCAAAGAGGCGGAATCTCGCTATATTGGGAATACAGACAGCGAGGATGATGGAGACGAACAGGAAGTTGATGAAGGAGCTATCAGAGATTCAGAATGGTTCACTTGGACAAAGATACTTCTCCGCTTGGCAGAAGGCTTGGGTAAAGATGTCGATACGATTACGAGGCAGCCGTATGTTAAGACGCTTTTTTGGATGAATTTCTTCAAGCTGAAAGCGGAACAAGATTACATATTATCTAAGAATGGCTGAGTTTGATTTCCTTGAAAGTTTTGGGTTTACACAAGCTGATCTTGCACAGCCTGAGAATGCTTATGAGAAGTTTATTCTTGATCTGAGCAATCAGCTTACAAAGAATTTCCAAGAGTATATCTTTAAGAATGTCAATAACACAGGAGGATTAGCTGCTGCTACTGTTGCCTATGTTACTGGTCCATTGACGATCACAGTTGAATCAGATCAGTACTACAACTATCAAGATCAAGGAGTCAATCCAATAGGACAGAATAAGTTTCCTACAAATTACGAATTCAAGCTACCATTTGTAACTAAGAGCCATGCGATGGCTATAAAACAATGGAAAGGCTATGATATGAGTCATGCCTACGCATCAGCAGCAGCAAGTAAATTCAAATACGGAATCAAGCCAAGAAACATAACATCGAATGTGATGACAGATGATGTGTTGAATAGAATAGCAAATGATCTGGCAGAAATCACAGGGCTTATCTTCGATGTATCATTCACCAAAAATACTAAGACATGGCAATAACAATACTTGATGAGCCACAAATATATTGGCCTATCTGCAATGATGTAGAGTGGATATTCGAATCAACGAATTTTGCACAGGTTAATTTCTCCTTTGTGATTGAGCTATACGTAGAGGGAAACATCCATTCAACGCATGAGGTCTACCCTGAATTTAGCGCATCGGGGAAATTCAACATATCAACTATTGGAAGAGCTATATTAACATCTGTATATTGTAATCCAGCAATTCAAGTACAGGAATTAAATACAGATCAAACATTCTCTATTTTGATATATGAGAAATATGGAGCTGTGCCTGTAATCTATCTTGCATCAATGGTAGCATCTTCAGGAATTAATTTCTTGAATGGAGCTTTTAGGTATGATGAGTTATATTTAAATCAATATGCATATACGACATACAATGTAAACTCAGGGGCAAACAGATTATTCCTTACTGACTTTCCAAGAGATAAACGTGATTTAGTAGCTTATAATGAATCCAAGTTTTTGGCTATTATCAATCAGCGTGGAGCAGGATTAACAGGTGAAGTTATCTTGTATGATATCACAGGCACTCAGATAACAAGTGATACATGGAGTATAACGGAGATTGTGCCATTGGTATCTGTTGGACCATCTGCATTGGTGAATTTTACATCTCTTGTTATTGGAGACTTTACAAACTGCTACTATTACACTATAAGGCTTTATGAAACTTTGAATCCTACAACAAGGACATCAGAAGCCTATAAGATATATTACGATACATCATGCAGCTCTTATGAAAGAATACGTCTGCATTGGTTAAATAGATTCGGAGCATGGGATTCATTTAGCTTCACCTTGCTATCTGAGGAAAGCACAGAGATACAAGCTAACAGATACTCAAGAGCGACAGGAAGATGGACTACTAAAGAGGACTACTATGTATATTCTCGCAGTATTACTGATGGTCATCAAATGACTATGAGTAAATTTATGCAGGATAAGTTGATTCTAAATTCAGATTGGATTCATCAGGATGTTCAGCAATGGCTTGTAAGATCATTGTATGAATCGCCAAGAGTATATCTTGAGACTGAGTTAGGACAGACATCTCTACGATTTGAGCCTGTTGTAGTGACTAATAGTTCAAGCATATTGAAACAAAGGAGAAAGTTTGGATTGATCCAAGAGCTTGTGACCATAGACAGAACATATACTAAAGTAAGCCAACTCGGATAATGGAGCTGTATATAAATAACTTCAAGGTTGATCTGAATGAGAGACTTCCATTTCCGTTAACCTATGGAATAAGTGATCTGAAGGATTTAACTGCAAGAAAGGGAAACAACTCTAAGACTATAACAGTACCAGGCACTAAAGGTAATCTGTATCTATTCTTCAATGCTTTTCAACTAACCGTTACTGCACCATTCACAGGAGATGTCAGTACCTTTGACTTCGATCCAACGATTAAGGCAACAGCGAGATATTATGAAAAGGGAATCTTGCAGTTCAATGGCTTTGCACAGCTAAGCGAATGCGAGTATCTAAATGGTGATTGGAGCATCAACTTGATTCTGTTCAGCGATCAGTTAGAATATATCGCAAAGCTACAACAGACGAGGATCAATGAGATGGATTGGTCAGAGTACATCCATACTTTGACAAGAGATAATCAGGTTGATTCATGGAATGGCACTATACAAGTCAATGGTGTTCCTACAAGTAATAAGACAGGAGCGAACTGGGATGGAATCGGATACTATTACGGACTGATCGATTATGGCTTTGACAGATCAACTCCAAGCACATTCAATGTTGAGCATATCGCTCCTCAAGTATTCGTTTATGATATTCTCAAGAGAGCATTCGATAACTGCGGTATATCATGGGATTCTGCATTTTTAGAGTCACAGACTTTCAAGAGATTACTCTTAGCATTTGGAGGAGGCAACTTCAATGATATTGATGCAGGTACTGCTGCTGACTTTACAGCTACAAATGATGAAATAAATAAGGCTTCGGGATATATCATTGAAACAGGATTAACTTTCTTCTCACCTACATTGCCTGACTTTGCAGATTATATTCTTAACAACAATCCTCAAACTTTAAACTCTCCATTGTTTGTCAACACTACTTCTGATCCAGAGCTTCAGATGATAGGTGAGGAGCCATTCAAATTCCAATCAGGTCTTAATGGATTGTATCAATTTGAGTATTCAGGACAGCATGAGGTAACTATTGACTTTACTGTTGCAGGTAGCACATTAACAGATGGAAATGTATTATTCAAATACAATCTACTATATTACAAGAATGGATCATATCTTGCAACAGATACGATCTACAACTTCTCATTAACAGGTGCGACAGGTGATGTCACAGCTACAATAGCATTTACTACAACAAGGAACTTTGATCTTGAGATCAATGATGAGATAACAATCGTGAGTCAGATGGATGTATTCGAGACTGCATTTTTCTTTCTTGATGCCAACGCTATAACTACATTCACTTGTGATATTCGCATAGATTCATTATCTGTGAATGTGGATATGACCAAGACTATTGAGGAGATTGTACCTGGAGCATCTATATCCCTGAATTCATTCTTGCCTGACATGGATGCAGCGACATTATTAAAGGGATTAACTACTGCTTTCAATCTATACGTTAAGCCATCTACTCTTGATCCTACTGTATTGGAGATTGAGCCGTTGAATGACTTCTATGATACACCGAACAATGCTCTGCAATGGAGCGACAAAGTAGATTACAGCAGATCAATGAAAGTCACTCCTACTGTGAATCTTGGTACAAGGTATTATAATTTCAAATTTGCTGATGATACTGACTATTATAACAAAGCATACTTAGAAGATGTTGAGAGTCAATATGGATCATTTGTTGTCGATACGCAGACTCAGTTCAGTAAGGATTCAACTAATTTCGTACTGCCATTCTCACAGAAGTTACTTGTAAACATTCCTATATCTGAGAGTACATTCACAGGTATTATAGTGCCGAGAACATTTCAAGTAAGATTCAATGCAGATAACACATCTGAAGTCACTCCTATGAAAGGGAAACCATTCATAGTACAACTTGGACCAATGACAACAGCAGATTGGACTCATGTAGATGAGAATGGAGTAGCATTCTCTGAGTCAACATATCCGTATGTAGGTCACTTGGATAGTTTGACATCACCTACGTTTGACTTTAATTGGGGTGTTCCTGATTACATCTACTACAACGGAACGGCATATACTACATCAACACTATTCTATTATCACGATCAATTCATGAAGGAGCTATCAAGTAAGTATGGTAAGCTTTTGAATTGCTATGTTAATATCACTCCTGATATGATCAATCTATTGGACTTCAAGAGTCTGATCAACATTGATGGAGTAGTATATAGATTACAAAAGATTGAAAATTATGATAGTGGAAAGGATGACACGACATCCGTAGAACTAATTCGCATAATAAAGAGTGAGGGTTTGATCGCAAATAACAATCATCCTGCTCCTCCATTCGTTCCGATACTAACAAAATATTGGAGAATTACAGAGGATGGAGAGAATAGAGCTGTTGAGATAACTAACGAAGTAAGAAGAATAGAATAACATGGCAAAGAAGATTTCACAATTAACACCAAAGGCAGCAACTCTTGCGTTGACTGATCTCTTGGAGATTTCACAGGATGCAGGTGCAGGAGCATATGTAAGCCGATCTGTTACAGGACAGAATGTAAAAGACTTAATTACTCCTTTCTACACAGAAACTCAACGAGATGCTTTGGTATCACCAACAGTAGGAACATTGATCTACAACTCTACTCGTGATAGGTATGAGTATTACAATGCCACATGGGGATGGCATCCTGTTGCTCTTACTCCTGCAAATCAAAGAGATTGGGGATTTGAATATATTGAGGATTTTAATATTACAGGACCACAATATGTATGGACAGCAGCTTCTGTAAATGCAGGTACTGTTACAATTCAATCTGCCTATGGTATTGCAAGATTATCAACAGCAACAAATACCAATGGTGGATACAGATTCAATACCAATTCATTATCCTATCAATTTGGTACTAATCCTTTTAGGTTCGAATCATTAACAAGAGTTAACGCTGTATCTGATGGTACAGATACATTTCAATACATTGTCGGATTTTGGGATACATCAGCTGCAATTAGTCAAACTGATGGTGCATTCTTTTTATATGATTCTCAAGGTGTAAGTACAGGATCAGCAGCCACTGGAAACTGGCAATTAGTTACAGCATCTAATAGTACGAGAACATATACTACGTCATCTGTTGCTATTGATACTACTAACTTGCAAAAGTTACGAATAGATATAAATGCAGCAGGAACATCAGTAACATTTTATATCAATGAAGTTTTGGTAGGCACACACACAACCAATATACCTACTGGTGCATCACGTTTAGTTGGTTCAGGAAATTATCTACAAAAGTCAGCAGGAACGAATGCTCGTACAGTTGATATTGATTATATGTACATGAAAATGAAATTCACAACTCCTCGATAATGGCAACTAAGGAAGCAGTATTTTCACTCAGAGTTGATACAGGAAATTCTGTACAAGATGTTCAGAATTTTGATAAGGCTGTAAGCGATCTGAATAAGGACATCAAGGATGTGCAGAGTACTGCTGCATCGGGAAAGGGTATTGATGCGTTTGATCAGAAGTTAAAGGAGCTTAATCAGAAAGTTGAGTCTGGTGGTCTTACGATGCGTGAGCTGACTCAGACCATGAAGCAGTATCAAACGATTGCTGCACAGGCAGGAATGGAATCTCCTGTTGGACAGGCTGCTATTCAGGCAGCAGGTCAGCTAAAGGATCAGATAGGAGATTTGAAAGCTGCTACTACAGCACTCTCATCTGACTTTGTTAAGTTAGATACTACTCTTGCAGGAGTCGAAACAGGAGCAGCGATCTTCCAAGGCTTTGAATCAGCTATTGCTCTGACAGGCGTAGAGAGTGAGGCATTAGTGCAGACGATGGTAAAGCTACAAGCTGTACAAGGTGTAGTCAATGCCGTTACAACTGTTGCTAATAATCTCAATTCTGATGCGATATTAGGTATTCAGATAAGAACTGCATGGGAGAAATTATATACTGTTGCTGTCGGAGAGTCCACAGGCGCATTGAAGCTATTTAGACTTGCTTTGTTAGGTACAGGTATCGGAGCTGTGATTGTGGGAATTACTGCTTTGATCGCCAATTTTGGAGCATTGAAAGAAATGGTCACAGGTGTAAGTGAAGAGGAGCAGAAGTTAGCTGATCAGAGAGCCAAGAATGAAGCAAAGAGGATGGATTTCGTATCTAAGGAATCTGCTGCATTTGCTACAATGATAGTGCAACTTCAAGCCAGTAACGAAGGGAGTAAAGAAAGATCAAGACTGATATCTGAGATCAATAAGAAATACGGAACTACATTAAAGAATCTATCTGATGAGGCTGCATTTCAGAATCAGTTGAATAAGGAATTACAAAACTATCTCGCTTATCAAACTGCCAAGTTTCAGTTACAATCAAGTGAGGAGTTGATAGTGGCTAATCTTAGAAAGCAATCTAAACTCAAACAGCAACTTGCTCAAGATGAATTAAGATTGAATCAGTTAGTAAAAGAAGGAGCATTAAAGAGAAAGCAGACTTATGAAACGGATGAATTTGGAGTAAGAGTATCTACTGGCTTGGGATATGCTAATGAGCAATTAGCTATTGAATATGAAAAGGTAAATAAAAGAATTAAGGAAAATGAATTAGAACTATCAAAAGCTACTACTCGATTAGAGAACTATGGAAAGTCAGCATTGAAAGCAAGTACTGATATTTTCACTCTAAGCGATGGAAATACAAAGTACACAGAGAATGCTGTAAAAAATGCAGATAAAGAAAAGAAAGCGATAGAAATAGGTTCGTTAGAAATATTGAAATTACAACGTATTAGAGTATCTAATGAATTAGAAATAATTGCTCAAGGCACAATGAGTAAACAGCAACTTTTAGAAAGAGAAGCTGCATTCATTGAGAGATTGAGAGATAAAGAATTCAGGGATGCTCAAGGATATTTACAAGGGCAGATAATTCAAGACGATAAAAATTGGGAAGCAAGACAAGCACTATTAGATTCTCAGAAAGCACAGGAATTATCAAATAAAGAATTGACAGAAGGAGAGATATATGCTATTGAGCAGAAATATGCTAAGATGTCTCAGGATTTACAAGCTGAAAGGTTGAATAGAGCCATTGAGACTGCTCAATATATCAAGGATCAAATATCATCTTTCAATGCTGCTATTGATGACTTACAGAATGCAAGACTTCAAGCTCTTGAGATGCAAACTCAAGACGAATTAAAAGTACTTGATGCTAAATATAAGACAGAATTAGAGCAAGGCAATCTATCTGCTGAACAAAAGGATGCTTTAGATAAGCAATATGCAGCGACAAAATATGCAACAGAATTAAAGCTATTCAATGAGACTGAGAAGATAAAGAAACAACAATTCAACAGAGACAAGGCTTTAAGGATTGCTCAAGTTGGTATTGATACTGCGAGTGCTATTGCTAAAGCCATCGCTATGTTTGGTCCTCCTCCATCACCTGCGGGTATAGCAGGTATCGCTGCTGCGGTGGGTATTGGACTTGCACAGATAGCAGCTATCACAGCTACTAAATATCAAGGAGGTACTGCTCCATCTATGGGGGCAGCAGGAACTGGATTCAGCGCAGGTGCAACAGGATCGGAGTTAGGATCAGCAGGAATGAACATGAATAACTTCGGACAGAGTACAAGCACAGCAGGACTTGTATCTCAGACGAATGAAGGCATGACAACAGTTTATGTCTTAGAGAGTGATATTACAGGTACTCAGAATAAGGTAGCTACACAGAATAAGCTAAGCGTTTGGTAATAAATTCTCGCTGAGCTTTCTGATTAAACCAAGTATCTCCTGTGCTGAATGATCCATATTTAGTGATGAATTCAGATGCTTTACGGATGTCATTTGCTACCTTTAGATTCTCACCTTGTACATGATAGCATCCATAGTAATTCAGATACATTGATTTGATAAAGTGATTGTGCTGTTTCCATGTGATAGTATCGAAGAGAGCAAGGAGCTTATCAGAATCCATAAGTACAGGTTGATGACATTCATAGTTAAATGTTGTCTTCCCATTTGATTTCAAGAAGTCAATAGTGTTCTGCATAGCTTCTTGATATGTCGGAGCATATTTCGGATTGATCTCCATCTCATTGCTGTGAAGTATTCTATCAAAGCGGAAGTTCTTGCCAATAAAGAAATCATCATTCATATAGCAAAATGTACCTGAGTAAATTCTTGCAAAATGAAGTATTTTGTTTGTAACATCGCATCCTCGAATTGGTAGAGTTTGAATTGGTATTGAATATCCATCAGGATGAAGGTCTCCTATGATATAAACTTCAGCTTCGGGATCAAAGCATTTAAGCCATTGGACTGAATGATGTAATACATCAAAATTCTGAGAGCCTTTTCTATATGGATAAACGTACTTCATAGAACAAAAATACATAATAAAATATATGAAGCGTGAATTACCTATTTACGAGATATACATTGATCTCAATGAGGAAGATACAACTGTTGAATTCAATAGCCTTGTATCTGATCCTGCTCACGAAATAAGCTATCAGACATTCAGCAAGGCTAAGCGTTATCAGTTCAATGAGGAAGAGAGAGTAATTACAGGGGTAGCTATCTCTGCGGATACTCCGATATATCGATACGATGAGCAGAGCAATGAGGAGTACTATGTAGTATTCACTAAGGATGCTATCAAGAATATCATAGTTGACTATGCAAGAAGGTCAAACTTCAATAACGTGAATCTTGAGCATAATTCATCTAAGGTGGTAGATGGCATATACATGATTCATTCCTATCAAGTGGATGAAGAGAAAGGATTCTCTAAGCCAGAGCGATTTCATGATGTGAACGATGGATCATGGATTGTGAGCTATAAGGTTATGAATGACGATGTATGGGAGAAGGCTAAGTCAGGCGAATGGAGTGGATTCAGTATTGAGGGATCATTCTATCTATCTGAGACTAATCGCACTCTTGAAACTGAGATGATGAGCCAAATATTGAATGCTTTGACTGATCTTAGTTCCACAATTAGAACAAGTAAACATAATAAAATAAATAAGTAATCATGAATGACAATTTCAAGAAAGTAATGGATGCAATAGCAGATATGAAATCTTTATTCTCTTCTAATACTGAGGAAGTCGTAGAGACTACATTCGGAGAGGGAGTATTGATGGATGGTACTGCCATTGCATACGAAGGCGATCTCGCAGTAGGCACTCAGGTGTATGTGGTAGCTGATGGGGAGCAGATTCCTGCACCTGAAGGCACTCACGCTCTTGGAGGTGAATACGAGGGGATGAGCATCATCACAGATGCCAATGGAATGGTAGTGGAGATCATTGATGAGAGAGCTACTTCTACTGAGGCAGCATCATCATTCGAAGCTATTGATTCAGAAGAAATTCCTGCTGCTTTGGAAAAGGCAACAGAAGTTATCGCTTCTATACTTAACATCGAAATGGGACAAGCATACGATATTGCTACGGCAGTAATCGCAGCTATCAACACTGAAGAGTTAAGCGCAGAAAGCATGAGTGCTGAGCAAGTTGAATCTATCGTGAATGCGAAGATGGAATCATTCTCTAAAGTAATCGAAGGCTTAGGAGAAATGTTGCAGACTATCGTAAACGATAATGAATCACTTCGCACAGAGATGAGTGCAATAAAAAATGATTTCGAAGCATTCAAGGCTGCACCATCTAACAGCACAACTGAAGGAGAGAAATTCTCAAGGGTTACGAGCAACCTGACAGCTCGACAAGTATTTTTAAAATCTCAAATAAATAAATAAGATGTCACTTAAAAAATTCATCAAATCAAAATTCGACTACGATGTATCAGGACTCGCTGCTTATGTAGATGAGCAAAGAGAAGACCTAATCACTCGTGCGGTAACTGAAGCTAAAACACTTCGTTACATCTCCATCCAAGAAGGTATCAAAGGATCGCAAGAGATCAAACTTCTTGATGATTCATTAGTATATCAAGCAGGTGACTGCGAGATGACTCCATCAGGAGATACAGTCTTCACAGATCGTGCTATCGCTGTTGAGACGTTGGGTTACATGAAGCGTTTTTGTCAGAAAGACTTGGATGGCTTCTGGACTCAGTTAGCTCTTAGACCAGGCGCATCTGCTGAAGATAAGACTCTTCCTTTCGAAGCTCAGATCACTAACTACATTCTTCAACTTCATTCTTTGGAGCTTGACAAATTGATTTGGAAAGGTAACAAAGTTACAGGTACAGGTAATATGCAATGGATGAACGGATATCGTCAGTTCTTGACTGTTGCTAACGGATGTGTTGATCTTAACACTTCTTCTACTGCTTCAATCTCTGCTACTAACGCATACGATGTATTCTATGAGTGTTTCATGAATACTCCTGAAGCTGTTGCTGAGTCTGCTGACTTCATCTGTTTTACAGGTCGTGAGAATTTCAACTTCTTGATGAAAAACTTGGTAGATGATAATTTCTTCCATTATTCTCCATCTGATATCGCTACTATGGATGAGGTAATCGTACCTGGTACTGATATGCGAGTAGTAAAAGTTCCTGGTCTTAACGGATTGGATAACATCTACACTGGTAAAGCATCTCACTTTGTTTTCGGAACTGACTTGACTTCTGACTTCGATAACTACGATTTGTTCTACTCTCAAGATGACGATGTAATCTATGTTCGATCTAAATTCAGAGCTGGTGTTCAAGTACCTTTCTTGGATCAGATCGGTGTGTGGAACGGAACAGGTTCTCCTAACTAATTGAATTAATACGGGAGACTTCGGTCTCCCATTTTTCTAACATTTAATATAAAAAATCAATGGCTTGTTTGATGACTACGGGATATAATGACAGGACTTGTACCAACGGTAAAGGTGGTATCAAGTCAGTTATTTTATTCCCACTATCGGCAATAGCTACTGGACCAACACTAACTAACAACGAGGTCACTACCTTGACTGTTACAGGTGAGGTATTTCAGTATAAGCTAAAAAGTAATCTGTCATCCTATACAGCACCTATTCGTGTCAATAAAGAGAATGGTACTCTTTGGTATGAGCAAACTTTGAACATGATCTTGGCATCAGATACAAAGGAGCTTCGTGCTGAGATTCATCTTCTTGGACAGAATGAGGTAGTTTGTTTGGTTGAGAAAGCAGATGGCACATACGTTGCTTTAGGACTTGACGAAGGTCTACAAATCAATGATGCTTCTGAGTACACTTCTGGAGTATTGAAATCTGATCGTAATGGTCACGTTATCGTACTTGCAGGATTGGAAAACAATGAAGTTCCAGATGTTGATCCTGCTATCATTGCTACATTATTGACACAACAATCTCCTGCTGTTTAATAATTGTTTCCATGTCTGAAAGGGGAGAGGGTTTATCCCTTTCCCTTTTTTTGTAAATTAGCACTATGAAAATCAAAAAGCAATTTATCGGAGCAAAGGTTAAGAGTCAGCTTGTGAACACTTACTTCATTATTGAAGAGGGTAAAGAGGACTTATATTTGAAACTAGGACTGCTACATATCTTTGAATTCTCAGAATCAAGGATTAAAATAATCAAGAAAGATGCTAAGACTGGAAAGAAATCAGAGTAATAGTATGATTGTTACTGTGTCTGAGTTAAAGACATTAGCGAATCCTTACTGGCTTTTTGAGTTCATTCATGAGCAAAGCTATGAAACAGTCTACTGCATACTGACAAATATCAGCACAGGCATTCCACGATATGATGAATTTGTCATTGTAGATGGTGTTGATGTCACATTCCCTTATGCAGGATTCTATACTTACAAAATATACGAACAAACAAATCCTACTAATCTCGATCCTGCACTCGCTACATCATTATGTGAGGAGGGAAGAGCCCACGTTTATGAAGTAGGCAGCCCATCCAATGAATATACTACAACTATTATAAATAACATCTATGAATAAGCTGACAACAATATCGTTCAGTAAGGATTATCAGAGACCTATTGAAGAGAAGGATAGACAGAAAGGATTCATGAAATGGGGAAAAAAGAACGATTACCCATTTTTTTTGATAGAGCTACTTCAAGGAAGCGCATGGCATCAAGGAATCCTAAAGAATAAGACTTACTATATCGCAGGAGGAGGTATTGAGACTGTCTCAGGTGATGCTACTCAGTTCCTTGCTAACAGCTTCTCTGATTTCGATATGAATGAGATAGCACAGCGCATGGCATTTGACTTTGAGCTATTCGGAGCTATGGCTGTTATTGGCACATGGAATCGAGAAGGATCAAGAGTAGTTAGATGGGAGTATATCGCTATCGATGCGATTAGAATGACTGAAGATGAAAGACTGTACTATGTATCGGATGATTGGTCAGCATTGCAACAGACTCCTGAAACAACTAATTTCAGACAATATCCTACACTCGATGAGGATAACAGGGTAGGATCATTTATCTTGTATTATAAAGAGCCATCAAAACAAGCTAAAGGAGAGAAAGGAGTATATCCTAAAGCTCCATATTATGGTGGAATAACAGCTATTCAGACTGATGTAGACATCAGTAAATTCCATATGTATGAGTTACAGAATGGATTTAAGGCAGGTACACTTATAAACCTTGCTTCGGGATATCCTGAAACAGCAGAAGAGGAGAGAAGAATAAAGGAACAGATCAAGGGAAGGACACAATCTGTTGAGGATGCAGGTGAGATCATCATCACATTCAGCAATAGTGCAGAGGAAGCTCCAACAGTATTGCCATTGAGCGGAAATAACTTGCATGAGAGATATCAGATGACTGAGAAATCAGTTCAGCAGAACATCCTTGTAGCTCATTCTGTTGTAGCTCCGTCATTATTTGGTATTGCTCCTAACGGATCATTCAACGCTGCTGAGACTGCTGATCTCTTTGAGATATACAAGAAAACATACATTGAAGCTCGGCAAAAGCAGATTGAGTGGATGCTTAATTACATGGGTAAACTATCAGGTTCGATAAGCGTGGTGAAGCTGGTAGATGTGAAGCCAATCGGGATGCGTGAGGCAGCTCCATCTACTCAGCCATCACCTGCTGATACTACCATGAGTGCAGGACAGATAGCATCGTTAATTGATATAGCTACAAGCATTAAAGAAGGTAAGATACTTCCTGATGCTGCAATGCACATGATAATGACAGCATTTCCATCTATTGAGGAGGCACAAGCTCGTAAGATTGTAGGGCTTCCTGTATCAATGGTTAATAGCTGTGATACAAAGCATCAATTCAGTTCTGATGAGATAGGTATCTTCTCAGAGTATGGATTTGATGCAAATGACTATCATGTACTTCGCACAGATGTTATAGAATGGGATACTCCATCAGATGAGGTATTCAAGCGTGAGGAGATGATGTTCGCTACTATTGGAGAGCTTCAACTGATCCTTACTGATCTTGATAGGAATATTATCTCAATGCTTTCAAATGGTGAGGATAGCACAGCAATATCTAAAGCCACAGGAGCAAGTATTGAGATGATTGCTAAGACTATTCAGAAGCTAACTGATCTCGGAGTATATGGAGATGGAGAGGTAAAGAATTTAGGTCGTGAATTCATTGATAAGAATCAAGCTCCAATGGATAGATTCATGGTAGTGTATAGCTATCAGCAAAGACCAGGAGTTCCTCCTGTAATCACTAAGAGTAGAGATTTCTGTATACGTTTGCTTGATCTTAACAGACTATACACCAGAGAAGATATCAATAACATCACAGAGAGAGTTGATTGGGATGTTTGGAAATACAGAGGAGGATGGTACACTAATCCTGATACAGGAGTCACCACTCCATATTGCCGTCATATTTGGGTACAACAACTTGTAATTAAGAAATAATGAACTACTTACTATCAGTCGAAAATCTCAAGAAGCTCGGACTTATCCATGTCAATACGGACACTAAGATTCTTAGCGTATGTATCAAGCGATCACAGGATATGCACCTGCAACCTGCACTCGGTACTCCATTATTCAAGGCATTGCTCTTGAATGTACAGAATAACACATGGACTCAAGATTACCTTGATCTAATGAATAACTACGTTGTGCCATGCTTAGTGGCGTTTGTTGATTACAGAGCTGCTACACTTCTAAATGAGAAGCTAACTAACAAAGCAGTAGGTAGACAAGATGATGAGACTATGACTCCCAACACAGATGAGCAGACTGCAACACTTCGTAATATGCTACGCAAGGATGCTTATTTCTACAAGGAGAGATTGATAGGTTATCTCAAGGATGACAATGGAGTGAAATATCCTGAATATATTGTATGCTGCAACGACAACGAATGTAACGAAAGTGTAAGTAAAGATCACACAGGATACAAGCCTATTAATTGGATCGTATGAAGCAATTCAAAGTAACGCAGAAACAAATTGACAAATTAAAAAAATACCTAAATGGAAAAGACACTAAACCAGATAATGGCAGAGCTGAAAGTGATCGCAGATCAACACAGGCAGCTAAACGGTAGTTTTTTTCAAGGAGAGTTTTTGGATGCGATATCAAGAGATGGAGCATTCTATCCATTATGCGTGGCAACTGTTCAGCCCGGAGGCATGGGAGCAGGATATGTCAAGGTAAATATCGGTATCACAATCTGCGATAAGTACAATCATTCTGAGTATAGACAGATCAATGAGGTGCATAATGACTGCTTGTTGATATGTAATGACATCAAGACTACGTTACAGCAGTACAGATGGACTGACTTCGCTGATGTTACCACAGAGATATCTACTGATCCATTCATAAACAGAGGTCAGGATATGGTCGCAGGATGGACCATGCTCATATCTTTGAATATCTTTGATGCTGAGAATTGGTGTGATATTCCATACGATGATTATGACTTTGAGAATGG